GACGATTTTACTACACAAATTCAATTATATATTAATACATTGAACGATGATATTATTAAAAAAGATGCGATGATATGGAATACGTTAGATAATAAAGAAGAAGAAAATAAACTTAAATGGGAACAAGAACTAAACGAATGGATTAACGAACAAAATAAAGATATTCTTGAAACCGAAGGAGAACTTTTGAAATATGATGATAATGAAGTTCGAGAACTTTCTGAAGAAATACATCTTATGGGAGGTAAAAAAACCCGAAGGCGAAAATCGAACAAAAGAAAAACAAAAAGAAGAAAATTGAAACGATCAAAGAAGTAATATTTATACGTTATAAATCGCATCAATGACTATTGCATTATGTATTCCTAGAATTTCTGTAGAATTTACAAAAAATTATATTAATGAAAAAATAAAAAAATTAAATTGGGGTATTATTGAAAATATAAATGAAATACCTCTTTTAAAAGAAAAAGATTTCAAACGAATTATTATTAAATTAAAATGGAATAACAATATTTCAACTGTTCATTATAAAAATTTATTAAGTAATGGTAATTGTGTAAAGTTAGTATATGATACTGATTTACCTTGGTTCTGGCGAATAAATAAATTCAATTAAAATATTTAGAAAAATTGAATTATATATTTTTTTTATTTTTATAAAAGAAATGAGGTTATATATAAGTAAACTTATAAGAATTATGCAAAATATAGACATTCCACATATTTGTTTTGCGATGTATTATACTCCGCATTCATTAAAAGATGTTTGTGATTGTAAAATTTTCTGTAAATATAATCCAAAAAGTAAATTATGTAATTCTAATAAAAACTATTCGTAAATAATTGAAAACAAATATCAACGTTTTTATTAAGAAGATGTCATGGATTGATGAAGAAGAAGAATTATTACAAATACAAGACGATTGCGATACTGAACATATGGAAGAAATAGAATGTGTTTTTATTTTTGTTAATATGAATTCATATATTGAGAAAATTTCAAATGAAAATATTGAACTTAGTTATGACGAAGAAAATGATCGCTCTTTTATTTCAAAAAGCAAAATATTACAAATGATACAAAAACAGAAAACATCTATTAATAATTCTAGATATATTTATAAAGAATCGTGTTGTTTTAATGTTGATTTACAACCTGAAAAAATTAAAGATTTTGCCAACGAAAATCATTTAGAACGTTATAATAATATTTTTTTAAAAAAATTACCTTTATTGGAAGATATTGTTATTGACCCTTCTATTTTTATTTTTCATAATATTAATTGTGTATATTTTTTATTTGAAGAATCTAATAAATCTCTACCTACACCAAAACCTATTTTGAAAATTCATGATGTTAATGAACCTTTTAAAAAAAGCGAAAACTCAAAAAAAGTTACTATTAAAATTAATAAGAAAAATAAAATTACGCGAAAAAAAAATTAAATTCTTTTTTATTTCAAATAAATATATAATATTGCGTTGTTTGTATGCACGGCTTTCATTCAAATTTTGTGTAAATAAAAATAAAAAGTATATAATAACATTTTTATTAATGGTATTATATGTCGTGCAATACTTTAATAAATAATTATAATCAACATGAATATATTCAAAATTCCATTTCCGTTTTTTATTTTTTATGTACAAGAACAGATGAATATTCTTTGTCATATTTGTCCATTTGTTTTGAAAAAATAATTAAACTAATTATTAAAAAAATGAGAACCGAATATTTTGATTATATTATTTATTTAAAATGTTTATTTAAAATGATACCATATACAAGAGATATCTCATTCGGTAAAGGTGAAAAATTAGTCACTTATATGATGATTTGTGTTTTTTTTAAATATTATCCCAGTCTTGCTATTTATGCTTTGAAAGATATTCTAGAAAAAAATATAGGTTGTTGGGCAGACGTTAAATATTTTTGTCATTTTGTTTGTTATGATACAAATTTCTCATGTGAAGAAAAGGAAATACTTATTCATTCTTCTATTAATATTATGTTATATCAACTTGACAGAGACGTATATTTTTGGGATAAAATGTTTCAAGATTATTTGAATAATAATACAAGTAGACCTATTGCAAAAACAATGATTTCTAATGTTGCAAAATGGGTTCCTCGTGAAACAAGTAAATATAAATGGCTTTTTAATAAAATCGTTATACAATGGAATTTTATACATTGTCCTTTTGTTTTTCATAACATTAAAAGTCTAGATCATCATAATAAAATTATGAATAAATGTAAAATGAATTTTCGAAAAATGATTGTAAAGTTAAACAAAGAACTAGATACTGTTCAAATTAAACAATGTGAAAAAAACACACATGATATTTCTCCTGAAAATGTTAGTTTGATGACAATGATTAAACAAAAGAATAATTTTTCTAAACATGATAATTTCAAAGAATATCTTTATCATGGAGAACCTAGTTTTAATTTACAACATAAAAGTACCCATATTTCGCTTGATTATTTTGTTAAAGATGCTATTCGCTTAATTAATAAACCATTTACTAGTAAAATTGCTTCTCAAATGGCTTTTCTTAATAATTCGTGGAAAAAAAATGTACTTATGCATTTTAAAAATAAAAATGTTACTAATATGTTACCAATTGTAGATATTTCTCTAATTAATAAACAAACTTTGTATAATTCTCTTGGATTTGGAATTGCTATTTCTCAAATTTCAAAATTAAATCGTATTATTTTGGTGGAAAATCACTTCGAAATTTTTGAGGTTCTCTATAATACTGATTTTATTGATATTATTCGAGAACTTTTCCCTTTTATAAACAAAACAATTGATTTAAATGTATCAAAACTTGTTGAATATTTAAACACTGCCAATACTCTTATTAATGAACATATTTATTATGTTTTTTTATCAAATAATCAAAATATTTTCAATATTTTAACAGATTTCATTATTGTTAACCCGTATATTAGTATGATTTTCTGGAATGTTTTTACTGTATTAGAAGAAGATATTTTTGATAAATATATAGACACCTTTTCCAGCTATAATGCCTATTTTTTATCTGGATGTTCTCCAACTATGTTATATTCTTTAAATGAAAATATTATTAAAAATAAAACTAATTTTTATTTTATTAACGAATCCATTAGTTCATCTAGATATTCTTCTTTTGATTATATTTTTATTAAATATTTTTTTATTTAATTTGTATCTATATTATCTTCGTTCAAAATATTCATTATATTTGATAATTTTTCTGGATCGAAACCTTCTCCATACTCGGGTAATCCATATGTTTTAATATATTCACTGAACAATGGTGTCATTGTAAATGTCTTCTCCATTGTTAATGTACCTGTTGCATTTGTTACATTGGAAATGTTCTTTTGAGTATTGAATGTATCTATTGTTTTATTTAATGTTTCTATACTTTTTGTTAAATTTTTATTTTGACTATACAATGTATGTGCTTCAACTGCGCCTTTTAAACTATTGATTGTTATATTTAAAAACACCTTGAAATTAATATTATTCGATTCATTTCTTATTTTATTTATATAATCATATAATTTTATATAATTGTTAAAATCCTTTGGAATATTATCATATTTTTTGTTTGCCAAATTTATCAAATAATTATCATTTATTATGTTTATTGAATTAAATGTATTGTTTGATAGTATTAACTCATTTTCTTCAAACGCTTCTATTGATGCATCATACATAATTGGACGTGTTTGTGTACTTATTGGTTCATATGCTTCGGTTGATACATCTATTGTTGCGGTTGATGTTTTTATTTTTATTATTGGTATTCTTTTTTGTCGAAACAACGATGTTCTTGTTGACATTGTTGGGTTTCCTAATAATGATGGCATTTATTATATACTTAGAATTAATTTAAGTACATAATATTAAAAATATTTATGTTTTTTTTATAAAAATTGAATATATTTCTTATTGTTTTATAAAATTCATTAATCCTTAAAATCAATAATGACTTCAATGAATAAATTCTGTAAAGTGTGCAAAGATATGGGTAAACCAGAAAGTGTGTGGAAATCGCATTATGTGCGTCAAACTCCTCATCCTAACAGTGATGTAACTTGTCCAACCATTCTCAGTAATGTTTGCAAGTTTTGCAATATCAAAGGACATTTGATTTCGACTTGTGCGAAAAAGAAAAAGGAACTCAAACAAGCAAAACAACAGGTTAAAGAAAAACGATTTGTCGATGTGCAACGTGATGTGCCAATTGTTAAAACACACAATGCATTTTATCTTTTGAATTATGACACCGATAGTGATACCGAGGATAATAGTATACCTGTAGTTGTCTCAAAAAAAAGACCTGTTAATTGGGCAAATATGGACTCTGATAATGAATCAGACGAAGAATAAATCGTTGTAGTTAGATATTGTAGTTAGATATTGTAGTTAGTCATAATATTTTTTTAATCTATTCATATCTTCTTTTGGTATAATTGCTGCATCGTTATATCTTCTTTGTCTTCTTTTTTCTTTTTCTTTTTTTTTTTTTTTTTTTAATTTTTTTTTTTTTTCTTTTTTTTTTTTTTTGTTTTTTTTTTTTTTTTTTTTTTTTTTTTTCTTCTTTTAAATCATGTTCTTCTACTTCTTCTTTTGTTGGTAATGGAAGTGTTCTTTCTTTTTCTTTTAAATCATGTTCTTCTACTTCTTCTTTTGTTGGTAATGGAAGTGTTCTTTCTTTATTATCATATATATTTAGTATTGTTGTTACTATTTCACTTCTCTGTATATCACCTTTGGTAAATTTACATAATTGTATATTATTTTTGTCTCCTTTATAATTTTCTATTTTTTCCATTATTTCTTTTAACCCATTGTTCTCTATTCGATCACTCTGATCCAAATCTCCTGTTATTAATAATTTTGAATTTTCTCCTATTCTTGTTGTTATCATTAACATCTGATTTGGTGTACTGTTTTGCATTTCATCTGCTATTACTATTGCATTTTTAAAGGTTCTTCCTCGCATATATCCTAATGGTGCGATTTCAATAATTCCACTTTGCATCATTGTTGTTATATCACGATGACTATAATATTCTTCCAATATATCAAATATTGGTCGCACCCAAGGCTCCATTTTTGAATTTAATTTTCCTGGTAAAAATCCAATATCTTCTTCTACAGGCACTATTGGTCTTGTCATCAGTATTTTTTTTACATTTCCACTCTTCATTTGCTCTACTGCATATGAACATGCAAATAATGTTTTTCCTGTACCTGCTGGACCTATTCCAAATATCAATTTATTTTCAGGAGCATTCATTGATTTCAAATATTTCTTTTGTGATTGTGTGCGAGGCAAATACAATGGAGCCATATTTTTTTCTTTGGGTGCTTTGGATTGTTTCATTTTTATTTGCATTCGTAAGGGTCTTATTAAAATATTACTTCTAAATGAATTACACATTGAAATAAAAAATAACATAATAAATAATCTCATAATTATTAATTATATTTTAATATTTTAATTAATACTCAAAAGTTGCTTCTTCGTCCGATCCATCTACAGTTTCATCGTCTGATTCATCCGTTATTGTAGTTGTTATATCGGATGATAACCTCCAATTTAATGGAGCTTCAATTTCATTGTAATGACGTATAGAGCGTGTATCATATTTTAATGCTTCTTGCATTGTGAATGTAGGATGCTCTAAATCACTTATTACTGTATATTTTTTACATATTCCAATTTTTTTTAAATATGTACGTCCGAATTTTGGATTATATTCCAGTAATTCAAATATTTTTCTATTGAATAATATATAACTCTTACGCGTTTTTTCTATACCATCTATATGATAATTATAAACCAAATATAAATAATAATAGGGTCTTAATATTGAAATAAACTTTTGTTTATCTACATCTTTACTTATCCTTTTTCCAGAACTTGATGAAGACTCTATCATCCTTTTCATTGCTCGAAAAAGTACTATTGTATTTGTTTTATGCACATATTGTTTTATATATTCATCACGTATTAAATATTCATTTTCTATTTTGAACCGTTTCATTTCAAAATCACATAGAAAATAATTATGAAATAATGTTGAAAATTTATAATCACTTTTTTTTATTTTAAAATATATGTTATATAATATTGCTTTTGAAAACTTTATATTATTATAAGGGTTCTTTATTGGTAATGGTTCTGCGAAAAAACTCTGAGTATTTGATAATAATACATCTATGTGATTAATTAAATCCTTTATTGTAAACAAATAACACGAATTATTTTGAAATATTTTCATTGTGTTTTTTTGTTTTTCATGTAATTCGTTTAATAATAGATCTGTTGTTATTTTTGGCTTTATATATTTGTCTCTATATATTTTTGCCAATTGTGCAAATCCATTGTACGCTCTTTGTGTTTTATATATTAATTCTAAAAATTTTACATTTAAATTATCAAATATATTGGATTTTGTATATTCATAATTATTTTTTTGTTTATTTTTTATTATTATTTCATTTGTTAATGGAATTTCACTTGTATATAAATTCTGTATATACATGTATATTTTTGATTTTAATATATTATTCATTGATTTTGAAGAATATACCTCATTCCAATATTCCGACGTTTCTTTAAAATTTAATTGATTATTAAATTGATTATTAAATTGATTATTTGGATATATTATTTTATCAGTATTTCCTATTTTTTGTAATAATAAAATAAATGTTTTCATCTGTTTATTATAAACATATTTCTTTAAATCATTTGGTTTAAGTTGCTGCTTCCACGTTCTTCATGAAAATCATCCAAAATAAAAATATTACTTCACGTATCTTTTTTACATTTTTCTTGTACAACTCTACATTTTCTAATTTTGTATTATCTGGTTGTGTCAAATTTACCAAATATAAAAACATTACCAAATATAACGGGTATCTTTTTTCTAAATCAAATCCTCCTTGTGCTTCTTCTAAAATCGTATCATTCAATGTTTCAAGTGAAAATTTTTCAATAATCGTTGTATAAAAGGCACGAAATTGCACTAAACTTTTTAATTTAATTCTCGGCATAAAACCATATGCTTTTTCCAAAAAAGCATATAATATTATTATTAATAAATAATTCATCTTATATTTTATTATAATTTA